TGATGATAAACCATACGCAGCATACTCAAGTGGTTGTTTATGCGATTTACATCCTGCCTATATGCCTATTAACGATTGGAATCACGGATTTACATACTTAGAAGTAGACCCAAAGAACGGCAACTACTATGTACAACAGAAAACTATTGTTGATGGAAAGATATACTAATGATACCAACCCGATTCAATATAATGTCACACGAGATAGAGGTAGTAATCGATAACGAATACTGCCACGCCAACCAATGTATGGGAAGGTTTATATATTATGACAACAAAATAATAATAGCAGATAAATACAAGACAGATAAGACATGGCGCAAGTATAAGGAGTCAATAATCGAACATACATTTTACCACGAATTGACACATTGTATATTATATTATACAGGAAACAAGAAATTGTGGTTAAATGAAAGATTAGTTGATAGCATAGGCGGTATGTGGTTACAATACGATAAAAGTAAAAGATAATGGGCAAACATAAATACATAGAAACTCCCGAAAAGATGTGGGAGTTATTTGAGCAATACAGAGTATACACTAAAAGTAGACCTATATTAGTGCAGGACTTTGTAGGCAAAGATGGAGATGAAGTAAACCGCAAAAAGGAAAGACCATTAACAATAGATGGGTTTGAGTGTTGGTGTTACGATAACGAAATTATAAGCGATTTAAGCAACTATTTTGCAAACAGTGATAATAAGTATAGTGATTATTCAACTATCTGTTCACGCATACGCAAGGCAGTAAGAACAGACCAAATAGAGGGTGGCATGTCGGGGATATACAACCCAAGCATAACACAGCGTTTAAATGGTTTGACCGATAAGAGTGAAGTGATGGTTAAGGAACAACCATTATTTAAAGACGAAAACGAAGAAACCCAATAAAACCGCTTGTCTATGCGGTGAGCAAATGGCATTTAAGTATACAACAGCAATAAAGAAGTTACGCAAATTAAAGGCACGAAAGAAAGTAGTGCAAGGCGGTACGAGTGCGGGTAAGACATTCGGTATACTTCCTATACTAATTGACAAGGCAGCGAAGCAATCAGGGTTAGAAATAAGTGTAGTATCCGAAACCATCCCGCATTTGAGAAGGGGCGCGATAAAGGACTTCTTAAAAATCATGCACGAAACTAACCGCTACTTTGAGGCGAATTGGAATCGCACGTTATTGACTTATAGATTTGCCAATGGTTCATATATTGAGTTCTTTAGTGCCGAGCAAGAAAGTAAACTACGAGGTGCAAGGCGTAACATCCTATACATTAACGAGGCAAATAACATTAGTTTTGAAAGTTACCATCAGTTAGCAATAAGGACTTCGGATGATATATGGTTGGACTTTAACCCAACATCTGAATTTTGGGCGCATACCGAAGTATTAAAAGATGATGACTCCGAACACATTATTTTAACCTATAAGGATAATGAGGCACTACCCGAAAACATTGTTAAGGATATTGAGAGTGCAAGGGATAAAGCCGAAACATCAAGCTATTGGAAAAATTGGTGGGCTGTATATGGGTTAGGACAAATAGGAAACCTTCAAGGAGTAGTTATAGACAATTGGCAACAATGCGATGCTGTGCCGGTTGATGCCAAGTTAGTGGCATACGGAACGGACTTTGGATTTACAAATGACCCTACCACGTTAATCGCTGTGTACAAACAAGATGGCAAGCTATGGGTTGATGAGTTACTATACCGAACCAACATGACCAACAGCGAAATAGGCAACTTTTACAAGACCCAAAACATAGGGCGGTCAGAAATTATATGTGATAGTGCAGAGCCGAAATCAATCGAGGAATTAAGAAGGCAAGGGTTTAATGTACATCCTGCAATGAAAGGACCTGATAGTATCAAGATAGGCATTGACATCTTGAAGCGTTACGAAATCATGGTAACTAAGCGGTCAACTAATTTAATAAAGGAGTTAAGGTCATACCTTTGGGAAACTGACCGAGATGGAAAGTTAACCGGCAAACCAATCGACCATAACAACCACGCAATAGATGCGCTACGCTACATCGGATTAAACAAACTTAACAACCGACCTGCTGGCAAGTACGCCACCATCGGAATCAGTTAAGCATTATTCGGCTTATTGTATATTTATAGTTATGATAAGCAAATATTCAGATTTAACAATAAAACAGTTTTTAAACTGCAAACTTATATCGGAGATGCAGACTGACCCGATAGATAGAAACGTGCGCCTACTTGCAGAGGTGAGTGGTAAGAGTGTTGATGAAATCGAAAGTCTACCATTGACCGAACTAAAAGCCAAACTAAAATACTTAGCAAACATCGAAGACTTGGGAGAAGTAGGCAAGGTTAAGATGAAGTTTAAAGTTAAGGGTAAGTCATTTAAAGTTATTTGGAAAACACAGGAGTTAACATCAGGTCAATACATTGATGTATCCCACTTCACAAAAGAACCCGATAAAATTATTTACAACATCCACAACATCTTAGCTGCAATATCGGTACCTATGAAGTACGGATTGATTCAACAAAAGTACGATGGCGCGAAACATAAAGACATAGCCGACCTACTTTACAACCACATGACAATTGCCCAAGCCTACCCGATCATGCTTTTTTTTTGCAGGTACTACGAGGAATTGGACAGCAATATCCTAACCTATTTAGTGGAGGAGGGGAAGAAGGCATTGAAGGAAGTGGAGGCACATTTTACACAAAATACGGTTGGATAGCTTTGATAAACACTATGGCAAATAATGACCGCAGCAAGTGGGATTACTTTTTTGAAATGAATATTATCGAGTTTCTTAACGCTGTTTGCTTTTCTAAGGATAAGGCAGAACACGAACAAAAAGAAATGGAAAGGATAAGGAGGCAACATGGCTCGTTTTAGTGATGCAGCAAAAATAGCAACTCAGTTCGGGAGTAGTGATGATGCCGAGCAAGCATTTGAGAATAGTGCAGAGGCAGTTGTGGTTAATTGGGTGAATCAAGGTGTTATCGAAATGCAGAAGACTTTACAACGTAACTCAACGAGTAGGCGGAACAAGTTAGCGCAGTCATTTGAAATAGTGCCACAAGTAAGCAATGATGGAGTAAGCGTAAAAGTAACAACCACAGAAAGCTACTATGACTTTGTGGATAAGGGTGTAAAGAAATCGCCTGTGTTATTTGGTGGTAAAAGTAATCCAACTAAAAACAAAGCACCACGTTCACCTTACTCGTTTAAGAATGTTCACACATCAAAGGCGATGGTGGATAGTTTTAAACAATGGGCAAGTTTTGCAGGTGCAGCATCAAAGGATGCAAGAAGGATAGCTTATCTAACTAAGCGTGGAGGTATTAAACCAAAGAACTACATCCAAGCAGCAATAAGTAAAGTACGTTTAAAAGAATTATCAGAAGCGCTTACTCAAACATTGGGTAGGGTTATAATCGGTCAAGTAAAAAATATACAATAATGGCAATAACAATAATAGAGCAACCGCAATCATATACCCCTGTATATAATGACATGGTGGTTTTGACGAGTAGTAATTTAACAGCTAACCCAAAGTTTTTATTTGGATTGGATGTTTATGTAACGTTAGAGGGTTTTGGTGATTCATTTTTAGGTAGGCTAAAAACTCCAGCAGTAATTAATTTATTTGCTCCGACATTAGATGAACGTGGTTTTTTTAATATAAAAGAGTTTTTAAAAAGCACAGGTTATTTTGCTACAAAAAACAATTATTGGTTGGCAGATATATCACACCTTATAAAACTAATACCGGGTGAAGAATACGCAGCATCAGCAAGTGGAGTAGCGACCTACTATCCAAGTTCGGCTAACATTCAATATGTTGGGTTTAATGGTGCGTTAAGGTTAGATGAGTTTAGGCAGTTCGTACCAACTGACTTAATCAACACTACCACAATAGCAGCATCAAGTGGAATAGGGCAGTATATTATGAGCAGCTATACTCAACCTAAGAATATACTAAGGTCAACACTAAATGAATTAACATTTTTATGTAATGGCGGTACGAATACTCGTGCAATAGTTAGCTATTATAATGTTAATGCATTAATAAGTACGCAAACAGTAGCAGTAACAACTGCGAATAGAACGGATATAACAATTAATGCAAGTTATAACGCATTAGCAGTACCACCAAATGCAAACAAAATAGGGGTAAGGTTAGAGCGAATAAGCAATGGAGAGTGGTTGACCAATCAATATGAGTACAATTTAGTTGAGGCGTGTAGCAAGTACCCAACTTTAAACGTTTACTTTCAAAACAAATGGGGGGCGTATGACTCGTTTATCTTTAACAAGAAGTCAACCAAGCGAGATAGCATCAATAGAAAGACATACCAAAAGCAAGATAGGTACATTAACACTTACAATTCATACGATCCTGCAATACGCACTTACGATTCAGAAATTAAAACACGCCACACGTTAAGTACCGATTGGGTTACCGAAGAAGAAATGACTTGGTTAAGTGAGTTAGTGGAAAGTAATAACGTGCAGTTTAGTTATGATAGTGAGTTTATACTTGGTAGAAAAGCGGAGGTTACTATTACAGTAACAGAAAACCCAGCAACTGATTGGTGGTTTGACCCTTACTCACAAACAATGACAGCCACGATGGGGGCAGTTAATTTAGTTGCTAATTTCCCTGTAAGTACAACACCATATGAATTTGCTGATGAATTTTATTTTACAGAAATAAAACCTGTATTACTTGCAAGTAATTGGAATACATATTTTGATATTGATGAAAGTGGAGTTACTTCAAGTGCAATAGTTTTTAAGATGGTTGCTAAAACAAAAGGGGCAGCATCAACATTGACTAGTGTAAGCACAGGCTCAGGCGGTTCAGTTGGTAGTCAAATGTTTCACTCAAATAATATTACAGGTATAACTGAGGTATTACCAACCACTATCCCAATACAAATAGAAGACACATCGTTTGAATTTAAGACAAAGGATAACGACAAATTATTTCAGTTAACTATTAACGCAGTAGAAACATCAGTATATAACAGACAAAACTTATAATGCAAACCACACTATACATAGGAGGGGTTAATGTTGACTTGTTTGAAGATGAGCCAATACTCGTTAACTATTCTTTGACTGATGTTAAAGAGCCTGCAAGCCGTAAGGTATCGCACACTAAAACCATTACTCTACCTAACACGGCAAACAATGCACAAATATTTAAACAGCTATTTGTAATAAACAAGGATAACTCAATAAGCGGTTATGACCCTAACATCCGAGTAGTTGCATTTGTAGAGAATGGAAGTGGAAATTGTATATCGGGTTACTTTCAGTTAACCGGAATAAGCAAGACAGGATCCGATGTAAAGTACACAGGTGTGATTTATGCAGACGAAAAAAACTTGTTTAGCCAAATGGGTGATAGTTTTCTTCAAGGGAACCCTAACCCTGCCAATGATGTTGACTTAGACATCGGAACAACTCCATTAACTTACCGACCTGCTGATTATCAGAAGGCGTTTGCAAATGGATTTGTGGCAAGCGGAAGTGCAGCGGAACTATTTACAATTGATACAGGAACAAATACAACTCAAAATACTACTCCATTTTACAACATACCATTCACTAACCTGCGTATGGCTATGAAGTTTAAGCATATTTGGGATAGGATATTTGCAAAGTACAATACAACATA